CACTTTTATTTTTTGTATATTGATCTGTTAAGCTAGACATTAGTAATACTTCTTTGTTGTTTTAAAAATCTTCTCGTCTTTATAATCTTCTGGGTGAGGAATTAATCCTCCCTGTCTAAACCGCATCACAGCTTGAGTCATACTATCGACTAAGTCATCATGATCGCCATAAGGGAACGCTGCGCACTCCTCAATGACCTCATCCGCAAACTTTCGTTCAGGAGCCCATATCATACCACTTTCAAACAAAGGTGCAACAGAATTAACTCTAGTGTGTTTATCGTTTCCACGTGAAGGAGTGAAGTTAACAACAGGTATACCCATAGCTCTAAGCTCATAGGTTAGTGGTAAACCAGATGCTTTCGCCTCAACTAATACAGTCTCCGGCTGCCAGTAATCATATTGTTCTTTAGCAACACGTCTTAGCTCTGGAAACTCGTATCTACCTTTTAGTGAATCTAGTAAAATTAAATTAGAAGGACTGTCCTCATTCTCTCGAAACACGCCCCACGTTGTAATAGCCGAGTAATCGGCTGTTTCCTTTTTCATAAATGCTGTGTCATACGATTGTATGATATGCTCTAGTTTAGGCATATGTTCTTTGTCCCAAACTTTCCACCACTCACGTTTAATGATAGCACCTTCCTCAGACGTTGGATTCTGCATCCACTGCGCATTCCATTTAGCAATAGATAGAGATGCTTTAACTGCTTCTAGTTCATCTAATTTCCAATAGCCTGGCCAAACAGGATTACCTGATGGCATGATTGCTGGAAACTCTACCAGATCCCATTGATCTGACTTAGGTTCGCTTTGGTGTTTTAATAACTGACCGGTCAAGTCTTTTGTATTCCATCTCGTCATAACACAAACAATAGCACCACCGGGTTGTAACCTTTGACGTGGTCCTGATGTATACCATTCATAAGCTCTCTCCAGCGCTGTCATGTTCATTGCGTCTTGCTCTGAGTGAGGATCATCTATAATTAATAAATCCGCACCACGACCTGTAATTGCTCCACCAACACCCGATGCAAAATACTCGCCGCCTTGTGCAGTTTCCCAGCGACCCGCTGCTTGACTATCTTCCCTGAGTCTCGTCTCAAAAATTTCTTTATACTCAGGAGAATCCATAAGTGTTTTAGCTTTACGCCCGAATCTAATTGCTAGTTCCCCGGTGTGGGTAGTTTGGATTATCTTAAGTTTAGGCGTACGCCCGATCATCCAAGCGGGCAGCAAGGAGCTAGCGAACTCGGACTTTGTATGCCTTGGTGGCATATTAACAATTAATCTTTTGATCTCGCCGCGAGCGAGCTTGTTAAATTTTTCTGCAATAATTTTGTGGTGCTTACCCTCAATGAACTCTGGCCATATATGCTTGGTAAATGACAGAAAGTCTTCTTTAATTTTTAAAATTTTTTTCTTTTCATCAAGTCTTAGATACATCTTCATGTAGTCCTTCTTGATGTCGGGTGGCAGCTTCTTAATCTTCTCTAGGTCTATTTTCATATATTTTTTTGCAAAATTTTTTTAAAGGTGTTTTTGTTAACCCATTTGGTTTTTACAGGCTATAACCGTGCAAATCAAGCAATAAAGGGTAGGCCTTGGGACCCCTTTCTATATATACTATATTAACAATTATATTGCCTGCAAATTACTGGATGGGTCTGGTACCTCTATGGAATTGTACGAGCGCTGCGCGAGCGCGCGCCACACGCTGTGGTTGTGGGCCTGGCTATGCGAGGCCCACACTCTGTGTGTTCGGTTAGTCTAGTAGTACCATATATGCACTTGCATTTAGTCTACTGAACTTGGACAATTTCTTTTGCATTACATCATAATCCTCATCAAACTCTGCTGTCTTAATCTCGATGTATAACTTGTGTTCCTCTGGTGTTAACATCGTTGACTGGTTAGAGTAAGGGTTAGTTGCTTTGATCATTGTGTCCATGTGTATTTTTCCTGTATTGATTAATATATCTATATCCTACACTATCCCTCAGCCATTGTCAACTGTTCTTATTGTAGTGTCTATACATGGTCTGCCACCCCAATCTGTTGATGGAGTTCTAGTCACTTCAATGGGTGTTTCAAGTGCCTCGGTCCTTGGTGCGATGGCTGTGATCTCTTGCATATATGTATTAGCAAAGGCATTGTAACAACCTTGACTACAGAACTTAGAATAGAAACTATTTTGATTGTAATGAGTTTGCGCAACCTTACGAGTTCTTAGAACCTTGCTACCCTTGACACCACGTATTCTATCTTGCGTGTGAGATTTGTGGCACGTTGGTCCATGGCACCAATTATAATTACTCATGATTTATCTCCCTCGGTTATCTCAATATATTCACTTGCTGTTAGTTCATGGCTTTTGCCCTCGGTCATTTGAAACCTTGCCAAGATTTTGGCATGGCTCTCGATTGCGTTCTCTAAGACTTTAATTCTATCTTCTAGGAACTTGATCTTCTGTCGTTCATATCTCTCAGCTTTGTTCTGGTCATGCAGTTCAAAGTGTTCATCATTTAATTGTGTCATTAGTTAGTCCTTTCATTTAAGTCTGGAAACATTAACAGAAATTTAACTGTAAACAATCCCATGATTGATAAACCTATCCATGTTTCAACATGGATAGCAATTATTACACCTAAGAATATCATTGCAAAATGCAATGCAAAGTAAATTGCTTTCAACATTAAAACCTCACAGTCCAACTGCCTTTAGCAGTTCTATAACCTTGTGCGTCCATATCAAAGTATGTCATCATTTGGTTGCCAACTTTACTTGTGAAGTATTTACATTTGTCAGTCCATGTTGCATTTCTTGTGATGTGCTTACCATGTTTAACTGCAAAGTATGTGATCTTGAATTGTTTGTTTAGTTCCATGTTATTTCTCCTGTATGTTTGTTTCTGTATTCCCTATCCTACAACAAGTAGGATAGGTTGTCAACTCTTTATTTTACCAACCACCTCTAATATCATTAGATTCTTTTAAACTATCTGTTGCATTATCTGTATGAGTTTTTAATTGTTCAAGTTCTTCTTTTAGTCTGTTTATTTCTTTTTGATTAGTATGAACTATATCAAACATTTTTTCTGTTTGGCTCATTAGAACATCAATAACATCTGATATTCTTAATTGTCTGTTTAAGTTTTCTATTGCGTTTAATGTGTTCATGTATTTCTCCTGTATGTTTGTTATAGGGTATTATATCCTATATAATACCCCATGTCAATAGCTTAATTTACTGTTGCTTGTTGCATTACTGCCCTAGCAATAGCTATTTTTTCCTCTCTCGTTTGCTCTACCTTATCTGTTAATAAGTCAGCTAAGTTTGTCGGACTATAAACTGATAGTGCCATTGATGAACTCTCGTTCAATATGCCCTCATTAAGTGCAACACCTAATTTGTCAGCTAAGTCTTTAGCTTGGTCAAAGTATCTGTAAGATTTTAAACCAAGTTTTAGTTTGTCCATTTTACCATTGATGTGTTCGAACAGTTGTTCGTGTGCCATGATAACTTGTTCTCTCAAACTGTTATACATTTTAAACATTTCAAAAGTTTCTTGGTCTACTGCAAACATTCTACTATGACAATAAGATGAACCGATTGTTGTAAGTTGGAAATCTTTTTCCCACTCATCTTTGTATGACAATGTAGTTTTATTATCATTGCTACTATTCTCATGCCCTGTAAATTTATTTACTTGGCTTTCCATAGTATAATAACTTGGACTACGTTTGTCGTAGTTCTCTTTGATTGCTACATGAAAGTCTGGGTTTAGACCTTTTGCTTTAATCTCATCTCTATAATAAGACCTTGCAAATTTTTCTCCTAAACTAAACTTGACGTGTTCTTCATCAACAAGTTCTCTTGTATGACCCTCACTATCTGTTTCATTTCTTGGTGGTGCAGTAAAGTAAAAGCAGTTGTCATCATACAATGCACCCCCACTTGAACTGTATTTTTTTATCATACTTCTAATTGTATCTACATCTTCTTGTGGTTG